TTCTCACGGTGAGAGACTACCGGTTTAAAGATTGGATATTTGTCACAGGTGGTTGCAGGAGACGAGAAATTTTTAATCCCCTCCGTTGTGCTCTCAGGGAACTTGAGGAAGAGACTCGAGGTGTGGTTTCCCTAAAAAATGGTGAATACACTGAATTTAAGTTCACAGTTAAAGAGAGTTCCACAGTAGAACTCGAATACAATGTCTTTATATTTTTTGTAAATTTTTCGAGATCAGAACAACAAAATCAAATAAAGAAATTTTATGATGAGAAACATAAAACAATTTTAAAAAAAATGATGAAACAACCCATCAGAAAAACATATGATGAAAATGATTTTATGAGTTATGATACACTTGACGAATTTAACTCAAGAAAGCGTTGGAAACTCATAATAGATAATGTCATTAAGAATCCAAAATTTTACGCGTGTATAAGTTCTTTGAATAGAAAAACCTTTTCTATAAAATAATGAAGTCTAAAGCTTACATTTTAAGACAAGTCGCGGAACTCCTCGAAAAAAATAGAGGATATTGTGAAGAAGAAGTCACTGAATGGATAAAGGAGAATGAATCGAAAACGGTTTACGAACTTTTAACTATAAAAAAGGAACTTTCTCAAACTAAAGAATTTAGGGATGTTTCGTGTATGAGGTGGTTTAGAGAATAAACTCGATATGTAAATATGTTTAAGAGTTGGTGTGCAACTCGTAACTTCAATCATGCAACCAATCTATCACATGTGCTCATGGACGGTGGTGTCCTTTCCGTGCCATTTGATAAATTGAATGACTTTCATGAAAAGTATATCGAAATTGTGAAAGGTGGTGAAAGACTATATGTTGTTGAACAGAAGAGTGAAAAATATAACTTTTTTGTTGACATCGATTACAAAGACAAAGAATCTTTAAATCTCGATGAAATTAAAGAAATTTGTAAGGTCATATGTGATAAGGTGAAACGTCACGGTGGTAAAGACTGTCTTATCTCTGTGGCTCCTCCTAAGACGTGTGGAGAACTTACAAAGACGGGTGTGCATCTTAACTGGCCGGGATTTGTGGTGGATCAGGAGTCTGCTATTGCACTTCGAGAACACATTTTGGTCGCACTTTCGAAAGCCATGGGAAGAACCACAGATTGGAATGAAATTATAGACGCCGCTGTATATGGAAATGCTAATCGAAAGACGAAAGGAAGTGGTTTTCGGATGCCATGGTCTTACAAGAAGGCGAAACATGATGCATGTGATGGTCAGGGTTGCTCGGGGTGTGAGAGAGGTAAGATTGACCAGCTTCCATATCTGCCCATTTTTGTGTATCATCATGGACCCCTGAGTTCTATCATGCGCATTGGTCAAGAACCATCATTAGATATTTTGAAAATGGCCGTGGTACGAACGAATGAACCCCAAACTACACATGTCGTACCACCCTCTACGGTTTTAAAAGAGGGTTCTTTTACCGCTACACAGACGAAGGATGAAGTTCATAATGACGAACTCAAGGATATGATTGAAGAATTCATACGTAAACACATGGAAGGACAAAGTCAAGCACTTGTTCCAAAATTATTCAAAAAAAAGGATACATATCTCGTTTCGACAACTTCAAAATATTGTGAAAATCTAAAACGAGAACATGGTTCTAATCACGTTTGGTTCATCATCAGTGGCAAAACAATCATTCAAAAATGTTTTTGTCTTTGTGAAACACTGAGAGGTCGGCGTGATGGTTTCTGTAAAGACTTTTGTGGACGAAGACATCAACTTCCAAATTCTATCGTAGAACGTTTATATCCCCAAAAAGATGACATCAAAAAGTGTCCAGAAATAAAAAAAAGAGTAGAGAAACCTCAAATAAATTATGGAGATGCTAAACTACCACTCGAAACATTTATAAAAAAGAATATGCGTGGACCTGCTGATTTACATGTTATAAGTATCAGTAAAGAGAGAAGCAATTTCGTTGCGTTGACCGATTCTAATTATTGCGAGACAATCAAAGGAATGCACGAAGAAGCGGTCATGTCTTATGTTATCAAGGGTAAGGAAATCAAACAGAGATGTCCTCGTTGTAAAAATAATACATCTAGAGCTCATTGTTTGAGTTTAGACATTGTAAAGGTACTTAAACAGTAATGACTTAAAGTATCTAAAATGATCACCCGATCTGGACGTAAGATAAAGAAACCTGAATTTTTTCAGCCCACTGAAAAGGATCTCGTAGATGACTACTCCCCAGAGGAGCATGACACTGATTTCGATTCCGAGCTGGATACAGATGATGAATGCTATTCTGATGAGAGTGAAGACGACTATGATAGTGATGCTGATGAGAATGGCAACTTGAAGGATTTTATCGTCGATGACGCGAGTGAAAGTGAGGAAGAAGATGCTTAAAAAAAACGAAAACTATTATAGAAAATGGAAACTGATATAGGAAATCCCATTGAGTATAACCCGAATATGGATCCTTTAAATAATGAGAAGGATGAAGAGCCTGTACAGGAGGAACCACAATATTTTATGGATTATCCTATGCAGCCACCAATGCAACCACCACCTACAAATGATAAGTTTGATTTATTCGAAAAGGTTGACAAATCTACTTGGATTATCGGATTTGCTGTATTTCTCCTAGGCTTTTTTATGGGGAAAACCATGCAACCAGTGATTCTCCGGTACGCTTGAGTAAGGAACAAATGTCCCTATATCACCATAAATAGGTTTAATTTTACCGGTAATATCCCTATCCATGATCTGTGTAGGATACATAGGAATTATAAATGCATCCCTTGTATCTTCTATAAATCCAGCTGTAGTACTAGCTTCAGGTTTTTTTTCATCTTTTTTGTTTTGTAATTCAAACGATGGATTAAAAAACAAAATAAAGAATGCACTAACCAAAATTATCGTAACAATAATCTTGATCATTTTGTTTATTGTATATTAATATTATTTACGCGGATGAGACTTCAGGTTCACCTTCTTCCTCCTTAATCTCATCCATCTTCCCCTCCGTCGAAGCCTCAGCCTCACGCTTCTTCTGACGCTCCTCAATCTCTGTGGCTACGATAGCGTCGGCCTCCTTGACGAGCTCCTCCATGGGAGTGTCGGGCTTTTCCTTCTTGAGACGCTCGAGAACCTCAGCTGGATGAGGAATCGGTGGTTCGTCAGGCTTGGTGTAAAACTTCGAGTTCTCGTCACCAGGAACAAACTGATTCTTAGCCATCGCCGCCTTGCGCTCCTGGAACATACGAGCAGCCTGAGCCTGGTTCTCCTTATATCCAGTCATGATCTCCTCGAGCTTCTCGTTGGTGTAATGGACATCATCAATCTTCGTGGGATCCGGAGGAATCAACAGCCACTTGTAGAGGTCGACAACATAGATGTCGAAAGTGGGATCTTCCTTCTGGAGACGCTTGGCATGATTAGCCGCCTCATCACGGGTCGCGAAAGCTCCTCGAATCTTAATACCAAACTTGTCATTCTTCTGAGGCGCCTCGGGACCAACAATCGAGAGACAAGCGAAAACCTGTCCAGGTACGGTAGTGTAATCAGTTTCAAGAGACATTATATCTACATAAATACACAAAACTTTAAGTTATTACATACACCTAAGTGTTTTAAAGGAAAATGGATAATAAGAACTATGGAAGAGATTCGAAAGAATCACAATGAGGCGAAGAGAATGTTGATCCAAAGTGTAGCACATAAAGGACAACACATTCTTGACGTGGGTTGTGGATTCGGTGGTGATCTTCAAAAATGGCATAAATGTGGGGTAAATATTAACATGTGTGACCCGGAGCCATCAGCTCTAGAAGAGGCTCGTTCGCGTGCAAAGAATATGCACATGAGAGTAAATTTTTATGAAGGTGACATCCATGATTGTCCACACAGAAAATTTGATATTATTTGTTTCAATTTTTCACTTCATTATATTTTTGCATCAAAAACTTTGTTCATGAATTCTCTCAGAGAAATAAAAAAACGTATGAAACCTGGTGGACATTTAATCGGTATCATACCTGATTCAGAAAAAATCATTTTCAAAACACCTTTCATCGATGAGATGGGAAATTTTTTCAAGATGAAAGAGTATGGAAATGGTGGGTTTGGTGAAAAATTATTTGTGCAGTTGACTGATACACCATATTATGCGGATGGACCAAAGTCAGAGCCTGTTGCGTATAAAGATCAACTCGTGACACACTTAGAAGATATGGGGTTTGTGTTACAACTTTGGGAGGGTTTGAAGGGAAACCCGATCTCAGAATTGTATAGTAAATTTATCTTTGTCTATAACAGATGATAGCATTCATTATACTCCTCATCGTAAATATATGGATACTTCGACAGACTCGAGAGCCAGAAAAATTGATTGAAGTCAAGGAAAAATATCGTATCCTCAGGGAACATTTAAAGGAGACGAATAATGAGAAATTTCACATGCTCACGGAATGTATCCCAATTACGGGAATTATGCGCATGAATGGTGCTGTTGGTTACAACACCAATAAAGGGGGTGAAATCGCTATATGTCTCGATGGTGAGACGAATGAAATTTTCCATGTACTCATTCACGAATTAGCACACTGTACTGTCGAAGAATATGATCATTCCGAAAAATTTTGGAAAAACTTCCTAGAACTTCGGGATATTTGTATAGAGTTAGATATTTATGAAAAGATTCCCAACAAGACAGAATTTTGTGGTGAACATGTTCAGGATAAATAATCTATGTAAATATCAAATGAAAACACCAGTGAGTGTTCTACTCATGGCAGTGGCGTACTGGATGGTTATTTATGGCATGTCGATGGTGCCGAATCTTTCCAACAACTACATCGTAAATATCATCTGGATGACTTTAGTCATTCCAAACATGCTTCGTCTCATCGTCGGAAACATTCCCCGTCTTGCAGTAGACCGCGTATTTTTCTTGACAACTACGATTATCGCCTTCATTCTCACTTACTTGCTGAACATGGCATTCGATGATACCAAAGAGGCTGTAAAAGACCCCGCTGCTTCCAATAGCAAGAAACTTAAGTTGAGTGCCTTGCTCGTGGGGACATTCACAGCGGGTGCCCTAATTACGTATTATTTGGGTATAGATACATCTATCTATAGCAACATGGGTTGGGAAACGCCAGCCAATCAGGGCTTGACGATGTAATCCTTGGCGATGTAGAAGACAATCGCCGCGACGGCACCGGTAGCTCCGAGACCAACAACACTCCTACCCCCCTGTTCGTTAAGGAACTTGGGGATAGAGGTCGCAAGACGGTCTTGGACGGGCTTGCTCACGGCAATGGC